AGGTCGCGCGGTGGATTGAGCCCGCCTTGATCGCACCAGCGACAAGTTCGACGCCAGCCGCAGAGCGCAGCGGTTTCGCTCCGAGGCTGTCCACGTTGAGGGTGACAGTAGCGCCGCAGTCCTCGTCAAACTGACAGGTGATTTCGATGCCAGCCGTGAGCGATCCAAAGGACTGATTGCTGGTTGCTGTATACGCCGTGGACGAACCAGCGGTGCCCACTGTGCCATTGAGATCGTCGCGCCATTTCGCAGTTGCTGCCATCATGCCGCGTGCTGAGTCGTTCACACTGGACGGGGCTTGCCCCTCGGCCCAGTTGACCGCGCTGTCAGCGGTGTTGTTCGTGGCAGCAGTTTTCGACCAGACGTTAACGCCGGTTGCCATTCAGTTATCCTCGTCCAAAAATAGGACCCCGGTTTCCCGAGGCCTGAAGTGCTGCACGCAGCTTTGAAAGATCGACTTGCTTTCGCTGTGGGGCGAAGATCGGAGGCGGTGCCATGGCCTGCTCTGCTGGTGCCTGACCGAAAGACGACGCGGCCTGCTGTTGCGGCGCGGGATCGGGCGGCGAGAAGATCGGAGCCGGGCTTAAGGGGGCTGCCTGTGGCGCTACAGGACTCGCCTGTGCGGCCCTCATGGCTGGCTGCTGCGGAGCGCCGCCCATCTTCCGCGCAGCCCAAGCCTGTAGATCGCCCGCCGTCATGCCTCGTAGAAACGAGTTCGCGGCAACGGCCTGCGGCCCAAGAATGCTCTCAACGGGCGCGGCTGGATCGGAAGAAAGAACCTTCACGGCCCCTTGCGGACCAGCAAAATGAGCAAGATATGTATTACCGGGGTTGGCCTCGAAGCCCGCTTTTGATAGGATTTGACCGTTCTGGTTCGCGTAGGCCTCTGTCATTTGACGGGACAGAGCGGGGTCCGCGCGGAGGGCTAGGATTTCTTCTTTCGATTTACCGGCGACTAAATCGGGGCGTTCGCGCGAAAGCGTATCAATCCAGGTAGGAGCGATAAATTGACCAAGCCCCATTGCCGACGAGTTCGGATTCTGAGCGTTCGGATTGCCGCCGCTCTCGGCTCCAATGATGGAGTCAACTAAGGCCATGTGGAAATTCTTTCAGGGCTTGATATTTTTAGCCGTCGTAGGGTCAAACATCGAATGGCGCTGGACGCCGAATCCAATGGTTGCGGCGATACTTGGGTTCATCGCGGCGCTGTTATTTACGGTTGGCGTGAATGGTATTGTCGAAGTGAAGAAAAAGCTCAGCGTTTGGTGGCGGCGGAAGACGGTAAGACCACCTCCCTTGCCGCCGAGCTACTTAGCAAGAGTGGCAGAAGATCAGTCAGCTTGGCGGACGAACTACCGGCGAATTTCTGATTAGTGAGATATGACTGAATTGGTTTCGACATAAGGATCGAACCGGCCACCTTTGGAAGCGCCGCGCCAGCAGCGACGCCAGCCGCCGCGCCAAGCGGCCCTCCGACCCCAGCGCCAGCAGTACCGCCCATCATTGCCGGTATCATCGCAAACAAATTCTGCGCTCGCAGGCGCGGCGCGGTACCTGATTGCGGCAATGGAGTCATGATCGCCTGGCCCGCCTTAGCCAGATCAGAGAATTCACTATCACCACGCGCGAAGCCGCCGCGATTACCAGTTGCCGCAGCCGAGCGGAGCCGCGCGGGCGAAATTATGCCCATGCCAGCTTCTTCACCTGCGCCAACAGCGGCGCGCTCAAGAACTTTCATATTGCCATACTGACGGCGTAGCTTCCCCCACGTCCCAAGATCGGACGGGTTATTGATGGCGATGCTGCGCTCCATCGCCTTGTCGAGCGCGTTGCGTAAACCATTGAAAGCTCCGGATAGTGCTGGGTTAGTCGTTGACTTCGCCGCCAGAGAAAGATCAGAGCGTATGGCCTGATATTCAGTTCCGGGGATGACCCCGTTGTTGGCCTGAATACGCTGGATCAGATCATCTGAGATGTTATTGATGATCGGCTTTTGCTGCGCTTCAAGCAGCTTCCCATATCGATTTAATGTCGCTCCAACGTCCTGCCCAAACTGACGGTCAGGCACCAGCGTGTTGCGAGATGAAATATTGGTGAAGTCAGAGCCAAGCCGATCATTCAGTGTCTTCAGGTTATCAGATGTTGCGAGGCCGGAGCCTCCAGCGCGTTTCATGGCGGCATCTGTAAAGGCCTGCCCCTGCCGCTCGATAAAATCAGCCGCCTTACCGCCACCAAGTTCACTTTCGGCATAGCGGAGCGTTCGGCTTCCGGTCTGCTGACCAGCCGTTAGCGGGACGCCCTCGCTTCGAAGAACAGAAGCGGCGGCTTGCCTCTCTTGATTAATCACATTCGGAGTTATCGCGCGTCGCGCCCCAGCAAGCGCGAATGGTGTAGCAACCGCACCGGCCAGACGCGCCCACGGCTCCCCTGCCGTTCCCTGAGCAAGTTGTCCGGCAGACTCACTTATAATAGCGGGGGCGACCACATTGGTGAGAGCGCGAGCGCCAAGGCTACCCGGCCCGCCTAAAATTCCGGGGGCAAACTCGCCAATCGTCTTCGCATATTCACCGGCTGTCGTTTGTGGCTTGTAAAGTTCTCCAGTGACGGACTCAACACCGCTTCGCAAGTCAGAAGATGTTGGCGCTGCCATCAGTGCACGCCCGGTCAGCGTCGTGCCTGCTGCGGTCTTCAGCATGTCCTTGAACTGCTGCACCCTCTCTGGTGCGGCACCAATAGCACCTCCTGCTGCATCAATGCCGCGTCCCACAAGAGAACGAACGTAACCTCCAGCGCCGAACGTGTTTATTCCGCCTTGCGCAAGACCGCTTAGTCCGCTTTTGGCGATGTCTTCTACAAAACCGGGTTGAGCCTTCGTCGGCTCAGAGCGCATACGTGTGATTTCAGAGGCCAGCACTTGCGCGCCAGCAGCATCGCCCGCCGCGTCCGCATTGATAAGTGCGCGTTCCAGTGCGGCCATATCAGCCATTAACGGCCACCATATTTCTTGAGAAGATCATCAACAGTCGGCGCTGTGCCCTGCGGAGTGGATGTGGCTGGTTGCGGGTTGGTTGCAGATGGGTCTGCAAGCCTCGCCTGCGCACGCGACATTCCTTGTTTTACCACCTTCTCATAGTCAGAGAGCGCCTCAAGGAATGCTTCCTTGGACGTGGCGACGTTCATGCGAGTAATCGCCGCAGTTGCCGCGCCGCCTTCAGCATTAGACAGCGAGCCAAGGCCGCGCATTTGCTGAATGGCCTGAAGGAACGCGCCGCTTTTTGCCTGCTCAACGATATTAGAGAAGTCATATCCGCCCGTGCCCGGAATGACATTTGCCAACGATGAAAATCCGGTGCCGCGCTCAAGATACGGATTGCTACGAATCTTCGCGAGAAGATCGATAGCGTTCTGTCCGGCCTGAATATCGCTCGGTGCCGAGGCAACAGCCTTACCCTGTGCATCGCCAATGCCCTTTTCTCGCTCAGCGCCACGCAAGTCCTTCGGCTGATAGCCGATGATCTGGCCTGACTTCTTGTCGAGAATGCCAAATTGCGTTCCGAGGTCGATCTTCTCGACGCCGCTGGATATTTTAACGCCGGGCGGGAGTTGCGTCTGGATTGCTGTGCCGCTCTTGCCGGGCTGGATCAGAACAGTTTCGCCCTTGTCGTTCTGGCCATAGACAGGAGTCAGGCTGTATTCGCCAGCACCAGCGCGCTTCTGTGCCATCCATTGCTCAAGGTTTCCTGCGAAGCCCTGCTTCTTGGCGTATTCAAATTCCTTGATATCGCTGGTCTGGCCTGCCGATCCCATAAGCTGCGGGATAGCCGCGCGCAGCAATGACGGATCGCGCGCAATGGTCTGCGCTGTGGCGGGGTCGAGGCCGCGCGCCACCAGTGCCTTTACGGTCTGGTTTTCTGGAGTCGTCCCAGTAGCGACGCCCGATACAAGATTGCCGATAGCCTGCAACGGGCCGCCCGCATTCACAAATCCGCTTAGCCCAGCGCCGATCCGATCACCGATCCCCGGAGATTCCTGTTGCTGTGGTTGCTGCGGCATGTATTGCGCGGGCCGCGCGTTCTGCGGGATAGCTGCCGGATCGGTCGCTGATGCCGCGCCAAACTGCGGCATTTGATAATTGCCAACGGCAACGTTGCGGTCCTGCCCATAGCTGAGGGGATTTTCTGGCGTTCCGAACCCCGGACCCTGCGGGTTCTGATACTGAGCTTGTTGCAAGATATTCGCGAGCAAGCCACCGCCACCCGAGAAGGAAGATGGGTCAAACTGGAAGTTATCGAACAGGCCTGCCATTGATTACTTCTTCTGGTTCCAGAGGTTTCCGAGTGATCCAATGCCGCCCATGATGGTCGCGAACTGCTGTGCGCCTGACATCTGGCTCGTCCCGGTAGAAGTTCCTGTTGACTGCCCGCCAAGCCCAGCAATCGGAATACCTATCTGAGCGAGGAGTCCGAGAGATTCGGCTGGAAGCGATTTCTTTAGCTGCTCCAGCTTCAAGGTCTGCGATGCTCCATAATCCTTCGCAGCGAGCGCGTCGGCGCTGTTCGTCACGCCCTGCTGTTTGTTGGTAAGGTCCTGCTGTCCCATCCCAGAGAGCAGGCCAGACGTGGTGTTCTGAGCGCCGTATAGAGAGCCAGCCGCATTCTGCTGTAGCGATCGATCCTGGTTGAACTGATCTAGGATTAGCGGGGCCTGTGCAGCAGACACGCCGCGACCGTAAGCCATCTGGTTCGCGCCGGACATATCACGCCCCGCCGCAGCGAATTGGCCGTTCACCGAATTGCCAACGTCAGACTGAATCTGCGCCAGCGCGGCCTGCAATTTCGGATCATTCAGCGAGGAATAATTCGGATCGGCGTATTTCGCCATTTGCTGCTTGTACTGATCAAGCCCGCCCTGCACCGCCCCGGACTGAGCAGTTGCCCCGCCGCCATTCAATAGGTTCGTTGTAAAGTCGTTGATCTGCCCGGCGAACGGATTGCCCTGATTGGCGCTCTGCTGAAGCTGGTCGATAGCACCGCTCGCGGTTGGCGACAAACCAGAGTTTGCAATCAACGGATCAAGTTGACCGAGGATGCCCTTCAGCGCGCCCTGTGCTGGCTCCCACGGATTCGTGGTGGAGCTTTGCGTCTGGGTTTGTTTACTCTCGCCTCCCACGTTAGGCCTCCATCTGTTTGAAACGGCGCGCTCGTGGTCGCCTATTGTTTGCCTGCTCCTTGGGAGTTGCCCAACGGCAATTGGAGGGATCGTAATTTCCGTTAGCGTCGATCCTGTCTAGCGTGTGACGTGGAGTTGGCTTCCGTCCCATATCGGTCAAAAACTTCGCAAAACTATTCCGCCATTCAGCACAAATGGAGATGCCGCGCCCGCCATAGCGCTCGTAATTCGACTTGTTCGGATTGAGACAACGCTCCTTCATCGTCCGCCAGCTATTGTATTCTGGCGTTCGCGCTGTTGACTCGCCGTGAGTTTCTTTAGCCCGGCCAAGTTCAATGGTGCGCTCTCTCCTGATGCAGCCGCAGCTTCGCGACTGCCCATTACGAAGATAATGAAGCGGGGTTGTCGCGCTCCCGCCGCACTCACACTTCAGGTTGAAATACCGCTTTCTTGAAACGGGGTCGCGGAAGGCAAACGAAACGACGGTAAGCCGCCCGAATTTCGCTCCCTCATGGACTTCGATTGCAACACCCATTAGTTAACCGCCTTCTCTAGAATGACGTGTTTTGCGCTGTACCCATCAAGGACGCGCAACCAGCCCTTCCTCCCGATGATGCGGGTGGACTGGCAGCCTTCGTTCTTTGCGTATGCTTCGATTTGGCCGATTAGTTCGAGCCAGTGAGTCATGTCATCACCGCCGCATGCGACGATGACGCAAACCTTCTTCATGTTCGCGACTTCGAGAACCGTAGACGCAGCCGCTTCTATTCGCTCGCCATCCCATGCCAGCCAGAGCAGCGCATCACCGTCGAGAATGCTGTCCTCGACTTCGCGGAAGTCGCTCAGGCCCGTTCGCAGGATCGCCTGTTTGATGAAGTGCGAAGCGTGAGGCCAGACCCTGCGAATTTCTTTCGGGTCAACGCACACAAGCTCAGCCAAGGGCTATCCAGTAGAATGTTTTGTCCGTGTTCGCGTTGCTCGTGTGCGTGACGATGAACTGACCCTTTGTTACGTTCGATGCCAGAACGTAGGTTGCTGCGACAATGGCTGCCGCATTCGCAGTAGCTGGGAACATCAGAACCACGTTTCCTGCGCCGCAGTTTGGCGCGGATACTGTCGTTGTCGTCTGGCTGGCTCGTAGCGTGACGACTCCAACCGCATTGGATCGTCCTTCGCCTAACTGCTTGATGGCGAACTGATAGCGGTCGAGGTTCTTTTCCCCGACCTGAACAATCGGGGCGCTCAAAGCTGGCCCGCCGTGGTCACGTCAGGCTCAATGCCCGCGCTGAATGTCCAGCTTGTGCCAGCCGGAATGCGGGCCTTGAACCGGGAATACCGCGTATCTTTGCGAAGATCGCAGCGGCCTGTGCGCGAATTAATAAGCACCTCAGAGCCAGCCGTGACACTTGCCTGCTGTGTATCGCGCGACGATACAGAGCCGTAGACCGTTGCGGCATCCGTGATCGGACGAAAGCCCTTGATGAACAACCGGGAACCGTCCGTACCCTGCTCTGCCGTTTCCATCGTTGCTTCAAGATTGCCGCCACGGAAGAAGCCGAGCGTATGCGCAGAATTGAACTGCGAGATTTCCGGCGTAACCGACGTTGCGTAGCTGTCGAGCGATGACGTGAGAGCATCGAGAGAGCCAGAGATAGCGTCAAGGCTTTCCAGCGTCAGACCGGTCTGCGAGATTCCGAGCAGGTATTCTCCGCTCATTTCGACAGGGAAGAACCGATCCAGCGCATCGTCATATCCTAGAATGGTATCGTACAGCCCCGCGTCGCCGTTGCTGGATTTATAGGACCAATAGACGCGCGTGCCTCGTGGATCAGCCGCGCCCATGAACAATTGTAGATTGCCCTTGTCCAAATCCTCGAAGAACGTGCGGTCAACCCGCTCGCGCCCGATCTGCACCGGAAGCCCGCCCGGCTGGAGCTTGTAAAAGCCCTTTGCCGAGTAGAAGAAGATCGTATCGCCAGCACGAATGATGCTGTACGGCGCGTAGCAGCCCATGTCCTGCGCAATGCGCTCGATCTGGAAGATCACCGCAGAACCCGGCGCGAACGTCATGCGGCGGATTGCCTGATCCTGGAAGATCGTTCCGTATTCACCGCCAGCAACACCGCGAACAATGCCGCCGTCTGGCAAATCCTGATAGTCGGACGAATTAACGCCAACCGTCCACGAGTCCGAGGCATTGACCGAGTTAAGGCCGGACCATTGAACACGATATTTGTTCGAGAGAAGGCCAGAGAGAACGAGAAAGCGGCCAACCACGTCGATGTATGCCGCCTGCGGGGGCGAGCCAGCCGCGTCCACGAATGTCGTTGGTGACGCCAGATCGAACACCTGAAGAACAGCATTCTCCTGTGTTGCAAAGACCAGATTGTTGAACTGGCGGAACTGCCAGTTTGCCGTGGCGCTCAAATCCGAGTAAGCCGCGCCGCCCTTGGAAACATCAGTCCATGCAAACGTCGTGTTGTCGAGCAGATAGAGCCGGTTCACTGTCCCGGCAAATGTCGCAATCGTTCCGTCTGTTCTCAGGGCGTAGTATGCCCCGCGACATGCGGCGGGAAGTGCGGCAGAGAACACGGTGAAGTCAGGAAACGGGCCGTATCCATCGCCACGCGGAAGCACGTTGAGAATGTTCTTGGTCGTCGAGCCTTCATAGTCCGCTATGTCTGGTTTCCACTCACCGTATGGGACTAGTGGCATCGATCAATCATCGTAATTTCGTGTCCACTCTTCTGTGTTCTTCGGCTTCTCGGTCCAGATGTCTGAGGGCCTAGCTTGCGCGGTCCACGCCTCGCCCTGCTTGGCGGAGACGGCCCATGAATCCGATTGTTTAGTGGCTTCAGTCCAATCTTCGCCGTCTTCCGGGACGGGAATCCATGACTCCCGGATAATCTCGAAACTGGCGTTCTGACCTATCAGGGCGAACTCACCGCTGCCGAAGAACTGGTACAGCGGAAAATTTATGGCCTGACCGTTGAGAACAAACGATCCGGCATCCGATCTGAGCAACGAACGAAAGAGCGTGGCTTGTCCTGAAAGAGCGAACGCGCCCTCTGCGGATGCCACCAAGTGCCGGAACGTTATACTCTGACCCGAGATGGTGAATGTCCCGGTCGAGGATACCTGACTCACTTTGAAGAACGCCGCCTGCCCCGACACCGCAAACGACGATGCTGAAAGCGGTTGCCTAATATTGAAAAGAGCCGACTGACCACTCAGCGCAAACGCGCCAGCGTCGGCCAACAAATTGAGGGCTGTCGTGCCCTGACCGAGGGCGAGACGCCCGAGCGCGTCAAAGCCTAGCATCTCAAGCCTTCAATTTCGCCGCCCGCCATTAGTTGTATTGGCCGCCTGTTGCTGTTGATCCAGCAGAGTTGCCGGGGAGTGTAGCGCCACCAGAAAGGATCACTGAATTGAGCGTGACGGTGTATCGGCTTCCAGTTGCCGATCCGGAATATGTGTTCGATACAGGAACAATCTGCGAGACAATTGTTGCGTTCGCGAATGCCGTGAACGCTGGCGTTCCTGTCAGCGTGATGGTGCGACCGATAACCTTAATCGACCCGCCAGCGGTCTCGCTCCACCAATGATAGAACGCGCCGCCCGTAATAGAGTAATTTGCGGTCACTGTTATCAGACCGGCATACTTCGCGTGCATATGACTATCGGTGCAAGCGCCGTAGTCCATATTGCCGGTGACGTTCAATCGCCCCGCGTTCTCGGCAAGAAGGGCGTCACCTGTTGATGTTATTTTGAAGCCAGCAACATTAATCTCGGCACCGTTGGCCGCTCGAATTGCGTATGACGACACGTTCAATAGGACATTGCTGGGGGTAGTGGTGTCCCCCTGTAGCGTCGGAACGCCGCCGACAAATGCCGTCGCCGCGTTGATGCTGCCAGTGTACGTTCCGGAGCCGAACTGGATCGTGCAGGTTTGCCCATTTAGGTCCAGACCGGCAACGGTATTGACGGCTTTCTGGCCGGTAAGAAACGCGCCACCAGCGCTATTGACAAGGCCGGTATTAGAGTCGCTGCCATCCGTGCGCACATAATAGGTGCGGCTTGCGATTAGCACTTCTCGCCACGCCGAAGCTGGGGGCGAGATAAACACTTCAGCCGTTCCGCTTAACGTGATCTTGGAGCCTGAATTGGTTGAGTTTAGAACCGTGTCACGCGATAGCGTCGTGCCGCTTGTCGTGTATGTCCCGATTCCGATCTCACTGTTCGCGCCGTCCTTGATCGCGTAGTAGACAACATCGCTATCCGCGATGCCCGCCTGCGAGAATGTCAGATACCCCGAAACCGCCGTGCCAAGCGTAATCGTCCCTGTGCCAGCCGTCGCCGTCGTCATGCGAGCAAGATTTGCGAGCTTTGGCATCAGGTGATCGTCAGAACGCCATTGGTCGCATCGAAGTCAATAATGAACGAGTTACCGTTGGTCAGGGTTACGTTCGTTCCGTAGTCCCAATATCCAATCAACTCATCATTGGTCGCTGTATCGTTATAGAGGACGGCGTATCGGAATGGGCCGATTGACCCCCCAGATGCCAGGAACGTAACGTCCGCAAGAACGAGCTTGTAGACACCTGAAGATTGCGCGGATGAGCTGATTGTCGCCGCCGTGCCGCCAGTCGTGTACCCATTCGTCCCGCTGATCTGAGTAATGTTGGAAAGCTGCGTGTCCGTGGCGTTTGGGGCGGTATTCGTGAGCGCCACCTTGAGCGTGTCAGATCCAAGGTTATGGACCTTCTCGGCAACGGCCTCCACGAAGCTCTGAAACTTGTTGAATGTTGCCATCTGCGGTCCTTAAGGCGTCACGCCGGGCAGCGTGATCGTTGTGGGGCCAGAGTCGAAGGACTGCCGCGCCCCGAGATTGTTGAGGTCGTTGAGCGCCGTCGAAACGCCAGCAGCCCAAGTCTGAATGCGACCGTCCTCCTTGAGGTAAGGAGCGGTTTCGAGGAGCGATCCGTACAGGTAAAGATCGGGGGCGAGTGTCAGCAGCCAGTTCGTGGAATTTGTCGCAAGGTCCGGGATGTTGGACCGATAGATCATTTCCAGCGTGTAGGCCTCGTTCGGAGTCGGGGCTAATTCCATCTCGTCACCAAAGACGGTGAAGTATATCGGCTGTCCGGTCACGTTGTCGGTTGCGTAGCGGTAGTCTTCCAGTTGCGTTGTCGTCATGAACTGAAGGCGCGGTTTTCCAGTCACGCCGTTTAGGCGAACGGTCCGCATGGACTGGAAGTCGCCGGGCAGCGCAATGAACTCAGGCTCGTCTGACGCCAAGTTCACCAGCGCGGTGGATCGCTTCTCCATCTGAGGTACGAACAACATCCGGTTCATCTTCGCTTCAAAGAGCTGGACGAACGTCGGGATGCGCGCTACCAAAGTTGCGTCGTTATCGCGTGCCAGATATTCGACAACGGCGCTTTGGAGCGTGGTGTAATCGGTGATGGACAACTAGACCCGTCCTCTGAATGTGCGATATGGCCGGTTCTGGTCGTTGTTGAGCCAGTGCTTCACAAAATCCTCGTCGCCATCCTTCAGACGTGAGGCAAAGTCCCGGTAGAAGATATTCAGTGGGACGCTCGCGATCACCTTGCCATCACCGAACCGCTTGCCATGCGATTCGTTGAAGCTCTCGCGGTTACGGGCCAGCAATTCATCTTCGACAAGATTTTCAGTCTTGCGAAAGCCGATGCCATTAGCCTTATCGACCCAATAGACGTAGTGGCGACGCAGGCCGTCATCCGATACGCCGTCAAACTCCCAACTGGAGTCAGGTATTCTTGATGGGTCAGGCAGCGATGACATCGGCGCGTTCTGCAATCTTCCTTGAGACGGCCAGCTTGGCCTCTTCAAGCGGCAGTCGGATGGTCGTGCCGGCCCAGATTTTTCCGGGGAATCCCGTTCCAGGATACGGCGCGGGGTGCATCTCACCCTCAATGAATGCTTCTTCCTCAACCAGCAGCATCCTGCCAGCCGCGTCCTTGCGCTCTACTTTCGGCTTGAAATAGCCGACAATTTCGTACTTACCGACCGGCGCGTAGTTCTTGCTCAGCACGACAGGAAATAGTTTCTGCTCAGCGGCAGTATTGGAAGGAGATACCATGTACGGTTCCTTGGGTTTGCGCTCGTAAACGCCTCGCGGCATTTCGCTACTCCGAAAAGAAAAAGGGCGGCCCGAAGACCGCCCTCTTAGGTGTTTGTGTTGTTCGCTTACTGATCGGCAAACGCGAGCGCCGAAGCGGACGCGCTGACCACAAGGGCGTTGACATTCCAGGTCGTGCCATCGGCAGACTCGACCTCAACGTACGTTCCGCCCTGCGGGGTCAGAACCGTAAGCTTCGAGTTCGAGTTACCGTCCGACATGACCGGCACGCCTTCGTCGGCACCAGCGCCAGCGTCGGAGTCAACATGAAGTCCGCCACCCTTGAAGTAGTTGGTGTTGGAGCCGGTGTTGATCAGCCAACCCTGCGCGTCAGCCGCCGCGCCGGTATAGACGAACTTGTACTGCAAACCGGCCTTCGGGCTGGGCAACGTAATCACGATGTCCGCCGTCAGGTCCGGGATGTAGTGGGTGACACCAGCGTTGTCCGCCTTGACTGTGTAGGTCGCGGCGTCCGGGATAGTGACAGGAACGTAAGTAACAGGCATGTGCGTTTCTCCTTAAGAGCCAGAGGTCAGACCGTAGAGGTCCGCCGCCACGCCATGCGCGGCTTCGTTGTTGACCAGAAGCGTGTACTCAGTGACGAGAACGCGCTTTTCCGCGTCGCCGGTCTTCGCGGGCTTAACGAGCTGAATGTCGTCAAACACGCCCAGAGACACCATGCGAGGGTCAACCAGGAATGCGTTACGAGCGACAGTCGCACCAGCGCGGGCCATCTGACGGTTCGGAACGACCGAGATCGTGCCGAAGTCGGACAGGTACATGTCCGCAGCCGCAACAATCGTGGTCTGGCCCTTGCCGTTGGCAGCGGTGCGCTGCGCGGCAACGTTGCTGTCCGACATGAAGGTCGAGAAGACCGTCTTGGCGTAGGGCGACAGCATCAGGGTTTTCGGAGAACCGCCCGCGTTGTAGGTGGACAGGATCACCGCGTCCAGAATCGTCTTGGTGAACGCACGCTGTGCGCCGTTGGTGGCCGCGTCAACAACACCAGTGCCGCTGTTGAAGCCGCCAGATGCACCGCTGATGTTGTCGTTGGTGGAAAGCCACGCACGGAAGCCGCCAAGCTTGCGGTTGGTCGCGCCGTTGCCGGAGCCAGCCGAAGACGCCTGATTGGAGAGAGCAATCGCTTCCATGTCGATGCGAAGCTCAACGCCCTTCTTGGCGACTTCGCGGGCCAGTTCCGACTTGCGGCCAGCCTTCGAGGTCTTGTCCTGCGTGCGCGAGATGATGATCTTCTTGTCCGAAATCTGCGTGTAGTTGCCTACGCGAGAGGTCGGAGTAATCGCGCTGAACGACCAGTCGTTACCTTCCGGCTGGTTGTTGTCGGTGTCCGGCGAGGCCAGCGAGTCGATCTGCCATTCGGGGTGGACAGACGAGACAGGCTTGCGCCCGATCAGAGAAAGAAACGGGGTCTCTTCCGGGGTGATCTGGTAGATTTTGTCGGCAAGTTCTTCGCGGTTGCCTACCGCGTCGTAAGTCTCGTAGGTATTTGTTACCTGCGACATGATGTTTCTCCTGAGAGTTTAAAGATCAAGGTCCATGAGCGCATTGACACCGGCATCGAATGAGCCGGTTTTGCGCAGCTGATCGCTTCTGACCTGATGCTCGCGGGAGGATTTCGCCTTCGGATCCATGCGTTTCTTGCCCGAGAGAACGGGCTTCGACTGCACGGCTTGCTTGACGGTCGGGATATTCTTGCGTGCACGCCTGTAGGCCGCGAGATCGCGGTACAGCCGGTACACCCGATGATCGACAGTTGCGTTCATCTCCTCGGCAGTGAAGCCATACTCAGCCATCGTATCGACGGCCTCAGACCAAAACTTGCTGTACGCCTCCGGCTTCTTAAGCTCCGGCATGGCATCGAGCAGAAGTTTTGCTTCCCTGTCGCGCACCTCATTTTGCTGACGCTGTTGCTCTTGAGCCGTGCGGGCCTGTTCGGCCTGCGCGTACTGCTGCAACTGCGTTAGCGTCCCGACTCGTCTGTCGTAGTCAGCCTTTTCCGCCATATACCGGATGGGATCGTAACTGGCCGAGTTCTGGTTCAGTAACGATTCATCGGGCGCGGGCGGCAAAACCTGCTGCGATACTTGAAGGAGAAAGTCCCGCTGTGCCTTTAGGGTCTGAGCGGTTTGTTCCACTTCGGACTTCTGGGAGGTCAGGGCTTCACGTTCCCTGGCGTTTTCCTGAGTGCCGCGTGTGAACGAAGATTGTGAGAGATAGCCCCGTTTCAGGTCTTGAACGGAGATCACGGTGCCGTCTTTCAGGCGCACATTCGCGGTATCAGCCGCAAACTTGCCTGACTCGTAACCGGGTCCGTCTTCCTGTTCTGGTTCTTCCTCTTCGGTCGCTTCCTCGGTCGCCTCTACTTCCGGCTCATCGCCTTCCGTTTCGGTTTCCTCGGTCGCCTCCTCTTGGCCCTGATCTTCCTCCGAGAGGTCCAGCGTTTCCGCCGGGTCCGCTAGAAGATTCGAGATGGCATCAGCGCCGTCGTTAAAAGACAACGCCTCGTCGCTACCAGCCGCTTGCGCGGGATTGGTGTCTGACATTCTAGTTCCTTTTCGGTGTGGTGCCGGGAGTCGTTACGCGAACGAGCCAGCGTTTTCCTGCACGTCTGCCGCGATGATGTAGCGGTGCAGAGCGTTTCGGATTTCGTCGATCACTACGACCTTCTGCTGAAGGCGCACGACCGCTGTATAGTTATCGGCATCGACGCCAACCAATGCGTTCAATGCATCTGCGCGAATATCACTCAGCGCCTTGTCGAATATCGGGTCGCTCTTGAGGCGCGCGGCCTCCTTGGCGAGGTGTTCAGAACTCATACATAAAATCCGTGAGCAACCACGGTGTTGTTGGTGTTGCCCGCTCCGCCAGCCGGACAGGTCACGACAATAGCCGTGTTAACGGCTGAGGCCGGGAGCGGCTGGTCGAATTTCACGAGAAGCGGCGTGCAAGCGACCGTCGCGCCAGCCGGGAACGTGTAGGTGTAATGCCGCGTGCCGCCGAGAAGGCCAGCAACGGTCACGGTAACGACCAGCGCTCCGGTCGATCCCGCGCCGGTAACTTCAAAGCCCGAGATGTGGGCTGTCGTAGTCGCCGTGGGCGTGAGCGTTGCCGCCGCCGAGGCGTTCGCAACGTTACCCGATCCGGCAATGAGCGGCGTTACACCCTCAGAGTATGGTGAGCCAACATCGCGAACCAACGTAACCGGCTTGTCTACGCCACTGATCGAAACTGTCGCCATCTCGTCTATTCTCCTTGACCGGCAGACGCCGTTTCCATCTTCTGCTGGTGCGCTTCCTGAGACTGCATGGTCTTGAACACGCCAGCCTCCATCTGCTGCCTGTGCTGCTCGGCACGCTGGGCCATCTGCTGATCGTGCGCCTCTCGCTTCATGGCGAGGTCCATAAGTTTAAGTTCCTTCTCGAACTCAAACTTCTGTTGGGCCATCAGCATTTCGCCCTGTAGCTTCTCGCGCTCCGTCGCCATGTCGGCTTGCGCCTGAACGGCCTCAATCTGAGCCTTGCGCTCGTCTGCCTGCTGGGCGATCTGGGCGTTGACCGACAGTTCACGATCACGCTGCTGCAACTCAGCTTGCTTGATCTGCGTATCGGCCTGAATCTTCATCATCGCAGGATCGGGCTTAGGTTGCGCCGCCTGCTGCTTCATCTGCTCAAGCATCTCTGGCTTGATGTCGAGATAGAACTGGTCCGGGTTCTTGATGCCCGCGCTCTCGGCAAGCTTCGTCGCCGTCATGTTGATCTTCGGCACCATCTCAAGCGCATGAGCCGCAAACCCGGCTGCGCCCAAGCGATCCGTCATTGCGATCTGGACATTCAAAATCTGGTTCAGCATCGCCATGTCGCGGTCGCGCGATCCGGTGCCAAGCCCAATATTGATTGTCGCGTCCATGTTCGCATTCCACGAACGCGGGTCCATCTCAACCCATGTATCGCGAAGGCGGATCGTGCGCGGACGATCCTGATGCTTGACGATCAGTTTGAGGATTTGCTGGAACACGCGCTTCCAGCCTAGCTCAGCCTGATTGCGCGCGATCAGCTCAATCTGAGAGTAAGCCGCGTCTTTTGTATTGTTGGCAGCGGTCGCGGTCTGGTTCTGCAACGACTCGGGATCAAGAGCCATCGTGGAGCGAGACACGCCAGTCCGCATTTCGCGGACCTGATCGAAGTGCTGAAGCGCCAGCAACGCCTTGTCGCCAATGTAGGGCACCGCCATCGGAGCGGGCGGTACAGACCCCTTCTTGTGGTAGACCGTCGCACCAAAGCGCGGGCTGCGCAGCGTCTCAGGGTTGATGACGGAGTTTTCTTCCGCCGTCGTCATTGGGTTGTTCACCCAATAGGTGTTGTCAAGGAACTGCCGCGTGATGACGGTCTTGACCCGCTGAATATCGTCCGTGTCGTCAGCTATCGAGCGAGCGTCCCAGCGGTGCGGGATCGGCTCGCATGGAATATCGGAGAACGGAACATCGTCCTCCCAGACCTCCCAATCGAGCAATTCGCCGGTTCCAGCAGCACCCGCGTAAAAGGCCCTGACAGTCTCGGCCACACCGTCGCCGTCAACATCCATCTTTACGTAGCACTCGAATAACTCCACCTGGAGCATCGACTCGTCGCCGACGTTGTTGGTGAACACGCCAGCGTTTTCATCGCGCGACAGCTTCTCCTCACGGATCGAGGAAAAGCGATCTGCCGGGAGAGACTCAACCAACTCCCTGTCAAAGCCCATTTCGATCAGGTCGGATCGAGTGGTGTCCTGCCGGTGTGCGCAGAAACGGAACTTCTCGATCTGGGTTGCGTCGCGATCAAGCAGGAAGTCTTCCGGCTCAATGCACTCAACCCGCAATCGCCCCGAGCGCGTAATCCGCTTGACCTTCACGTCATAGGTCGGAATGGGGACTTCCATCATCTGCCCGTCAGGACCGGGAGCCAGAATAACCTGCGGCTCGCCTTTCTTCTGGGCAACAACCTCAACGGACTGGTCCGATTCCAGAATTGCGATCTGCTCTTCGGTCAAACCTGAATGCTCGGTGTACTCGCACTCCTCCTTGTCGTCCCACCAGTGCTTGATAACGCCGTTGCCGAGCAACAACGAGTCATGCGTGGCGTCCCACATAATGCGGTAGCCGGGGTTGTCCTTCATAAAAACGAAGTTGGCGTAGTCTGTTGCCTGCTTCGCGAACTGCTCATCACCGGGCCGCTCTGGCTCATAGATCGCCATTCTGTCGGACGCGGTGAACACGCGGATAATGCCTGGCAGCATCCAGCCGATCGTATCGGCCACATCCTTCGAGACAACCGACGAGCGGCCAGTCATCGCCGGTGTGTCAGTCATCTCGCCACGGTAATACTCAAGCGCCTTGGTGCGCTTCTGCGACAGTTCGGTATCGTCGTAAGACAGGGCTGAACTGATTTCCTGCGACAACAGTGCTTTGAGCGTGTCGTCGTCCATTCGTTCAGCCACCTAGACGATCCAATCTTCGTCTGGTTCGGTGACGACGGTCTGCCGCCCCGGTTCCTCATAGGAAATAGCCATCAAGCCGAACGAATCCGCGCCATGACTCGACCAATCATGCTCAGGGCCAAGACCAACATTTCGAGTTTCATCCTTACGTTCGTGATAATAGCCGAGCGCATCGCGCCCTGGCTCTGTGGTGTCTTCATTGAACCAGAGCTTCGGGCCAATACGCCGAACCGCCTCGACGCGCATCATGGCAGCGCCGCGCCCCTGGTTCTTGACAGGAGGCTCCACACGGAATCCCGCCTCTCGCCAGTGATCTTCGTATTTCTTGCCGGTGATATTGTTCTCGTTCACGCCGTCGTGCGGCAGATAGATGAGCGCGTGATCGTACTTCTGAGAGCGCATCCAATTAACGTGCGACGCCAGAACCTGACCAACCGCTTCGTAATAATTGAGAACTCGAATCTCTTGACCAACCCACTGGACCGCCCAGATTGTGTAGGCATCGGCAGTTGCGCCAGAACCGCCTAGATCGTGGAATGTCCTGATTGGCAGCAACGGGTCGGCTGCGACCTTGCCAATGCGCCCATCAAGTCGCGCCTGTTGCAACAGGTTAGCAAAATAGGCACCCTCAAACGCCTTGGCGTACCCGCCTTCCCATGTGTGGTCATACCGATCCGGGTAGAGATCCAGATCAAGCAGCCGCTCAGTTTCCAGTTCTTTCGGAAACCATGGGTTGTCGCGCCAGTTCGCCTTAACGACTATCGAACCATCGGGCCTCTTGGCCCTCAGGAAATCGTCAATCGCGTCTGATTTGCGAGTGGCGTTCCAACTCGCCCAAATCTCCGAGCCATCAGCGCGGATCGTGGGGCGAAGCAGCGATAGGCTGCGGTGACTGAGCGTTTGGGCCTCTTCGATCCACGCCCGCTTGAAACCTTCGAGCGACTTGATCGATTCCGCCGTGTGATCCTGCATACCTTGGAAGATGATAATTCCATCTCCAGGCGTTTCGATCTTGTCGTTCCAAATCTTGAACTCCCGACCAACGCCGAGATCCCTAATCTTCGCCTCGATCAATCGCTTGGACGATTGCGCTAGCGTCTTCTGCACCTCGCGAATGCAGACCGCCGACATGCCCGGCTCTCTCAGGCAATCCTCAACCAGTAGCTCACCAAAAAAGTGGGACTTGCCAGAGCCGCGCCCGCCGTATGCTCCCTTGTATCGGGCTGGCTGAAGAAGCGGCTCGAAGACCTTAGCTGTCTGAATCTGGAGCGTTGACAATTACGCGCTCAATTCGCTGGATGACCTCGAAAGCGCCGTCCTCGCCGTTCTCAATGCCCTGCGGCACCTTGCCATCAGATCGATCGGCAATCTCTCGAATGGCTGGCATTGCGCTGGGGTCTTCCTTCTGCGCCAGGGTGATAAGGTTTCGAGCAATCGCCCTAAGCGCCTTATGGTCATCACCGGCTGCGGCCAATTCCATCTTCAGTGCGTCGCGGAATGGCTTCTCTTTCGGCTTCCCGCCCGGATTTCCTGATTTGCCCTTTTCAAATGCCATTGCTCTGTATCGTTAAGTTCCTGAAACCCTAAACATTCCCCAATGACTGCAACTCACCCAATGGCCTATGCAATCTATTTGATAGGTCCATTTGGAGTTAGGTGGGTTACGCACAGGGAGGCTCGATATGTTCATCAGTGGAGAAATGATCCGGTGTTCCGCGAGCAAAGGTGAATCTCTCGATCTTTCCCGGCCTCGATATGATCCTTGACCACTCGCCTATGTGCATGGTCTCGGATTGG